ACTGGCAACCCAGTTGTTGATATTTTTAGCCTAATTGAAGCTCAACCCCTTGTCGCAGATAGCGTAAATACTGGTTCTCCGATAGTTATATCTTCGGTCCTTACGCAGATCCACGATGTTTTAGCGACACCTATTTCTACAAATAACCCAGTAGTTAATTCCGCTGGTATTAATCAAAACGCATACCTTGTGGCAGAGCCTTTAGTTACAGGCGAACCTGATGTTAACGGACCCTTAGTGGTTCCAATCCACATCGACTTACTAAACGTGTTATTGGGAACTCCCCAAGTTGATAATGCGTTACTGTCTGAAGAAGAGAGCTTTTCTACAGAAGACGTATACTTTGGACAACCGGAGATTGGTCAAGCTGAGATGATCTTCAGCCGAGATGCTGGAATGGGTAATAGCCAAAACTCGGTAGTTCTTGTAGCCAGCTTAAACCTGTTGTCGTTAACTAATGATGGAAGAAACGTGGTGCAATAATGTCTTTAGATTTCTATATCAAACAAAATGACTCAAGCCCAACTATACGGGCAAGTCTCAAGGGGGCTGGAGGTACTTCCATTAACCTAAGTACCGCCACTGTAAGTTTCCGTATGCAGAAGTCTTCTGGCGACAATGTCGTACAGGGTAGTGCGCAGATTTTTGACGCTACCGAGGGAACTGTGCAGTATTCTTGGGCGGCAGGTGATACCTCTGTATCTGGAATTTACTTAGCAGAGTTTGAAGTAACTTACGCAGATGGAAGAGTTGAGTCCTTTCCTAATGTTGGCTACATACAAGTTAACATAAAACCAGAGCTATCGTAGCTGAAGTAGTGGGTAAAAATATGATAAACACAAACATTGAAGGTAAGATCCTTAAGACCGACGACGAACAACGTATGGTTTATGGGTGGGCCTCAGTAGTAACAGAAAATGGTGAAGCCGTAGTAGATCGTCAAGGTGACGTAATCGAAGTCGGAACACTTGTTAAAGCTGTTAATGAATTTATGGAGCATGTGCGGGTCGGCAAGGCTATGCACGTTGGAGATCAAGTGGGTGTCGTTGTACATTCCCTTCCTATCACTAAAGAAATTGGTGATGCTCTTGGTATCCAATCTGACCGTGAAGGGTGGGTAGTCGCATACAAAGTATTCGATGACGCTGTCTGGGCTATGGTCAAATCTGGTGAACTCGCTGCGTTCTCTATAGGTGGACGTGCTATTAAGGAGGAAATATCTCTTGCCTAATCTCCTGAAAAACTTGCACCTTGAAGAACTTTCCCTTGTGGATCGTCCAGCCAATGCTCAGGCAATGGTTAGCCTCTTCAAGCGTGACAATTCCAAAGAGGAAATCACTAAAATGAATGAAGAAATGGAAGCCAAAGTTAAGGCGTACATGGAAGACAAAGGCTGTGGTCGTGGAGAAGCTATGAAAGCTCTCGACATGAGCATGGAAAAAGCTGATGAAGCTGCTGAAGAGGTTGCTGAGAAAGCTGCCCCAGAGGTTGAAGCTGTTGAGGCCCCTGAGATTGACGTAGAGGCCCTTAAGGCTGACGTTGACCGTCTTTCCGAAGAGAACCAACACTTACGCAAAGGTCTGATTGAAGCTGGTTACGTTATCCGTGCCGACTCGATTGAGAAAAAAGCGGAAGAAGAAATGATGGACATTGAAGGCGAGATGGTTGCTAAGAGCACTATTCCCACGCCAGTCCTTAAAGCACTTGAAGCTGCTGCTGTAGCCAAGCGCGAACACGAACTAGAAAAAGCTGACATTGCGCTTACTAAGAGTGCTGGAGAAGTTCTGCCACACTTTGAAGCTGGTGCAGCTAAGACACTTCTGAAGTCATTCTCAGAAGATGATGCAATTATGGTAATGTTGAAGGCTGCTGATGCTGCTTTTGCTGCTTCCATGCAAGAATTTGGTAAGTCCGATGTAGATGGCGAGTTCGCTACCTCTGCCGATAAACTAGATGCTCTCGTAAAGTCCTACATGGACGAAAACAAACTGAAAAAGAGTGAATTTGCCAAGGCTTATGCTGCTGTAGCTAAGACCGACGAAGGCAAGTCTCTTATCAATAAATCCTACAAAGGGGAATAACAATGTCCGTTATGCAGTCTCGTGATAACCGCACTTTTATCGCTGGGGAAGACCTTTCCGCAGCACAATTCAAATTCGTAACCCTAGAAGCAGACGGTCAAGTTGACCTTGCTGACTCTGCTGGTGAAAACGCTATGGGCGTATGTCTTGCTGGCTCTACCGCTGGTAACGCTGTGACCGTATGTGTCTCTGGCTCCGTAATGGTAGAAGCTGGTGGAACTATTACCGCTGGTGACCAGATCCAAACAGGCGCTGATGGTACTGCATTGCTTGCAGCCACTGGTGATGTTGTTCTGGGTTACGCCCGTGAAGCTGGCGTAGACGGTCAGATCATCGAAATCGAAATGATCCAAGGCGGCAACGTAGCAGCCTAATCCAGCATTTAAAGGAATAATATAATGCCACTAATGACACCATCACAGGTACATATCGACCAACCTTTGTCTAACTTGACACTGGCCTATGTACAAGAACAAACTAACTTTGTTGCTGACAAAGTATTCCCAACCGTAGGCGTTGCTCGTCAGTCTGACAAGTATTACATCTATGACCGTGCGAACATGAACCGCTCTGGTGACGTTAAGAAATTAGCTCCACGTACAGAAGTTAATCGCATCGGTATGGCAGTTTCTAACGCTGCTTACTACGCTGACGTATATGGCCTCGGCATGGACTTCGATGAGCAAACTATCGCTAACGAAGATGCAATGTTGGAAATCCGTTCCGCTGGCGCACAGACATTGACAACTCGCTTGTTGATTGACCGTGAAGAGCGTTTCGCTGACACCTTCTTTAAGGCTGGCGTATGGACAACAGACGTAACACCGGGTAACCTGTGGTCTGACTACACTAACTCTACACCAATCACTGATGTAACTACTGGTCGTCGTACCATGCAGTTGGCTTCAGGTGGCTTCAAGCCAAACACAATGGTTGTTGGTAAAGAAGTACGTGACATCTTGGTTAACCACCCAGACATCCTTGCACGTTTGAACGGTGGAGCAACTGTATCAAACACAGCTTTGATCACAGACGCTAAACTGGCTGAGATCTTTGAAGTAGAGAACTTCTACGTCATGGAAGCTGTTAAGAACGGTGCTGCTGAAGGTCTGGCAGAAGCCAACGCTTTCATCGGTGGTAAGAACGCTCTGTTGGTACACACACCTCGTGCATCCGGTCTGATGACCCCTGCCGCTGGTCTGACATTCGCATGGAACACTATTCCCGGCGTAAACAACCTCGGTGTTACCGTTGAGTCCTTCTCTGACGATGCTTTGAAGCGTCAACAGGTTGCAGAACACATCCAAGTTAAAATGTCCTATGACATGAAAGTCACAGGCGCTGACTTGGGTTACTTCTTCTCTGCTGTAATCGCTTAAGCGACAATACTAAAGGTGTACCCTGAGCTTAGGCTTGGGGTACAACCCAATCATAATAGAACATAACAGTATTCATATAATGGAGAGTCCCTATGCACCCCACATACTTGGGTTGGCAGGTCGATTGGCCTGTGTTTGTTAAGCTACCTTTAATGGCTGACAGTAAGAATTGGAAACGTGGAGATCACTTTAACTGGGCGGAGCGAAACTTAGAGCAAGACAAGATTGCTACTCTGTACGCCGCTGGTTACCTTCACCACAATAGAGATTTAGAGGTTCAGAATAAAGTTGGAGATCGACTGTCTGAACTAGCTGGCAAAGAACTAGAAAGCCTAGTGAACCTGTTAAACGTAGAGGTTAAGAGTAGAACATCTAGTAGTGCAGAGTTTGAAGCTAAGAAGTGTAAGAAGTCTAGGGTTGACGACAAGCAACGTGGACTTATCAGACGCTTTCTTAATGGCAACCGCTGGATTACGGAAGACTTCTACGAAATACGAGACAAGGTTCTCTCAGATTAATAATTGAAGGGGCGACTATGAGTTGGTCATACGAAGAATACGACTTAAACGGCACTACGACTTCTGGTCGTCTCAACACAGTCCGTCTATTGGTAGGGGACACAGATTCGACTGACCAGCAGGTTCAGAACGAAGAGATTGAGTTTGCCCTATCCGAAAATAACAATAACGTATATTACACTGGTGCTTGGACTGCTCGTACTATCGCAGCTAAATACTCCCGACAAGTAACAACACAACTCACTGGCGCTCTAAGTGCTGATTACTCAGACTTAGCTAGACAGTATAAGATCCTAGCTGACGACCTAGAATATCAAGGTAAGACTTCTGGTGCTGCTGTAGGTGTCTTAGCGGGTGGTCTTACTAAGAGTAGCATTAAGGCTGTAAGAGCTAACACTGACCGTATCGAAGGTTCCTTCCGCAGGGATCGCTTTAAGAACCCGCCGAGCTACCAAACACCTGAATACGAATAGGGAGTAAGATATGTCATTTCGCTCCTTTGATCTACTTAACCTAATTAAAAGACACGGTGAAAGCCTGACTTTACGTAAGGTTACTACTAATGGCGCATATAACCCAGCCACAGGCGCAGTAGATGGTTCAGCTACAACTGACTACACTATCACAGCTTACCTTTACAATTATAACGTAGGTGTCCCTGCTGGTAATGATGAAGTTGTACGTGGATCTCGTAAGTGTGTTATCTCAGCGTTAGGACTAGATGCTATTCCTGACTTTGATGACCTTATAGTTGGCAGTGGTGATACTGTAAAGATTACCTCTGTCATGTCGATCTTTTCCGCTGGTACTGCTATAGGTTACATTTGTAACGTAGGGGAATAGGTTATGAAACCAAAGTCAATTAGGGTCATGCCTTCTTTCTATAAGAAGATGGAACAACTTGATATTGAGATTGAAGACGGTCTTAGAAGTAAGCTAATGCGAATAGCTCGTAGTACAGTTGACATCTCTCCCGTAGACACTGGTGCATATGTAACATCATTTTCCATTTCCACTGGGGCTGGTCGTCCAAGGGGTAAGTCCTCTGACAACAGACCAAAGTTTCAGAATGAGCAAGCTATGAAAGATACTGGTTACAATCAATTAGTCTCGGACATAAACAAATTAGACCTTCGTAACACTACTAGCCTAACCTTTAGGAATGGATCACCACACGCTACTGACGTAGAGAACGGTGGACCAACTTGGAGAAGAGTTGGGTATAAAGTTTTTGCACAGATAAGGAATATCTATGACTAGTGTTCAAAACGATATTCGGGCTGCACTTGAGAGTAAACTATCTACAACATCAGGTTTACCAGCTATAGCCTATGAAAACGTAGCATTTGAGCCTACAACAGGCACTAGCTTCCTTAAGGTACAATACCTCCCCACGGTCACTAGACCTGCTGTACGGGGCTTAAACCCACAGTTAAGGTACCAAGGTGTCTTTTCCGTTACAGTCTTCGCCCCAGAAGGTAAAGGCCCAGCTACCGCAGATGGATACACTAATACAGTGATAGACGCCTTCGCAGCAACTACTGACATCTCCTTTACGAATGGTGATGCAGAAACAATCATAGTGTCTATTGACTACGCTGAACGTCAGCAAGGTATGGTAGACAGCCCTTGGTACTTCGTTCCGATTAATATCGGCTGGTACATTTATAACTAATCAGGAGAAATCAATATGGCCTTTGCACAGGGTTCACGCTCCAGCCTGTCGTTTATAACCGAAGCAACTTTCGGTACGACACCTGCTGGCAACTTCACTAACCTCCCATTCAGCACACACTCTTTGAACCTTACCAAAGACGTTCTCTCTGGAACTGACATTCAAGCTGATCGTATGGGCCGGGTTAATCGCCAAGGTAATCGTCAGGTAGGGGGCGACATTGCTGTTGACCTACGTGATGGCGACTTTGATGCCTTACTTGAATCAGCTATGCTTAACACTTGGGCAACCAACGTGCTTAAAGTTGGTGTA